CTCTTGGCGCAGCAGTTAATATTATTTCTGCGATGTATTATAGTGAAGTTCTTGGACAGGCTGAAGAAGCTAAAGGAAAAGGTCAAGAGCAACTCGATAATGATGAAATAAACATAGATGAAGCTGTATTAGCATTTAAAGATATCGATTTTTTCATAGATGAAGCTCGCGGTGAAATCGTTGCTTCTGACGGTATTATAGGAGCTATATCAGCTGCTTTTGGTTTTGTATCAGCCTCTACACCAAAAATTGCTTTTGCAGCTTTTGCAGTCTTAACAACTCCGAAAGCTGTCGCAATGGCTCCTATAGCGTTTGCAACAGCATCTGCGATAGTTGATCCGCCACCATTACCACCGCCACCATTACCAGTATTTGTAATAGGAGCAATCTGACTAGGTTGAATACGATTTTGCTTATCAAAAAGCTTTTCCAACTTATCGTTTAGTTTATTACTATCAAGTGAATTTCTTAACAATAAGTTTTGAAGAAACTCATTATTGCTTTCAAAATACTTATTGCTTGCAGATAATAGATTATTTAGAAAACCATTAGTTTGCTTAGTAAGAGTTATAAGTTCTTTCTGCCCAGACTTTAAGTCTTTAATGTTTTGATTAGCTACTTTGGAGATCTCAACGCCTTCTTTTTGAGATATGGCGGTTTGTTTTGTTATCTTTCCAGTAGCTTGAGCAGTTTCTAGCGTATCTTTCATGGTCTTAGACAGACCGATCTTCAGATCTTGCATAGCCGCTGCAGCAGCTTGTTGTGCACGCGGACCACCTTCGCGCATCAGCTGTTCAAGAATCTGTTCGCCTGTCTGTTTAATAGCCATTATTACTTCTTCTGATTCTGTTCTTCTATATAGTTAGCTAACATATCGATAAAAAGATCCCTTTCATAGGGATACATATCGTTCCAATCCGACATACTATATTTATGGTGTTGGACCATAGAAAACATTGTTTTATAATAGACCGAAATACTACTGTATCCGGTCAGAATATAAAAAAATCTTTTAGGCCCTTCATCACAACAGTCTTATTAACGCCACTCGGCATAGCTACAATAACTTCGTGTTCTAATGATGGTAGAGTATCAAAAAAATTGCGAATATGATTCATCGTATCAGCAGGTAACGAAGAGATGAATTGATTAAGTTCATCTTTCGTAAATTCTGAACGATTGTATACTTTATCAGCATCATAAATTGAATCAACACATTCTAAGAATATATCGTAGATGTATTCATCAATTTTAGAGCTATTAAACTCTTCTTTCTGAATTATATCTTCGAGTTTTAACATGTGAGTCACACTGGGGTAGTTCATCTTAATCCCCATGTCTTCGTTAATCTTGATAGTATTTGAATGCTCAGGATTAAACTTGACTTTCACTTGTTCAATATCAACACTAAATGGAACGCGAACCACTTTACTATCAATCTCTTCGCTATAGTTTAACTCAATAATGTTACTGACCGACACTTTACGAATGTTTAAGAAAAGATACTCAATGTCAAACATCGCGAACTTTTCAACATCGATGTCTTCAAAAACACAGTTATTGATGATTTGCTTGATGGTTCCTATAATCTCATCAACATCATTAGACAACTTCATAATTAGAAGAAGCTTTTCTTCTTGAACTGTGTAAGGTCTATATGAAATCTGTGCACCAGTAGATGGCACGCTGATTTTGAATACGGGGTGTTTAATAGTTGGTAAGGGCATAAATTACTCCATTATCTAAGTGATGATGCAAACGCGTCAATTCCTGAAATTAGCGCTGATGGGTTTCTTCTACCATTTTGAAGAAGGTTTAATCCAAACGCAAAAGAACCGCCTGCGTTAAATCGGTTTTCTGCATTGTTGGAAGCTTGAAGTCTTTGCGCTTCGGCACTGTCCATAGTCGAAGCCGGAATAGCTTTTGTATCCCAATTGTTATATGCAAAAGCTACTGGTAATCTGGTGAGAGTATCGTTTTGTTCCCAACCAACGTTGATGTTTCCGAGAGTCATTGGAAAAGCTCTTGTTAATGTATACTTCATTATCTCGCGACCATTAGGGCCGCCGACTGGATCTAAGAAGTGAATTTCGATAACACCTTCGTATTCTTCTGGGTATGCAAACTCTCCGTACGCTAGATTAGACCCTTGCATAACTCCACTTTGATCGATGCTGAAGTTATAGACCATAGATATCCACTTCTGAAAGAAGTCAAGAACCTTACCGTCTGAGTCTACTAAGAATGACATTTCGACTGGATTAAACGAGGTGTCGTGTGGTCTGTTTTCGCTATTTCCATAACCAATTGGCTTAACTGTTTGTGTTGAGAAATTAAATCCAGGAAGCGCTGCGGTGTCGCAGAAAAAGTGTGCTTCCTTTGGGTAACTCATTCCCTGAAGTGCTTTAGGCACCTTCGAGATCATAACGTAAAAGTGGGAAGGCTTCGCGAGCCCCCCTCTCCTATTGATAGCCGACGTCATGTCTTTTATGTTGAATGCCATTATAGTCTTCTTGTCATTTTCTGAGAGTCGTTAAAGACGGTTCTCTTATTTACGTTGAATCTTTCGAGTGGTAGGAATAAAGCAATGTCCCATTCATTTGATGGTACTAAGAGAAACCTAGTTCTTAAATGAGAATACAAGTATTTCTTAACACACGGTGCAACTAGTTTGCTTCTAGAAACACTATTAAGAAGGTCGTATGACATTCTCAGTCTAGTTTTTTCATCGAATTTATTATTAGTTGCTAAGTTGTATAGTGAGTCCATTAACCTAGCACGAAGAAGATGTGGAAGATAGTGCATGTTTATTCCCATGAATCCATCGTTCTGCACGGAGAATGGAAACACAAGAGGAAACCTATCGAAGTATGGAAGCGTATCTTTATGCTTTGCATCATACACGAACATATACATATATCCCGGCATTGGAATACGCCGTTGGAGTTCAGCGTTATTATTAATCAGTTTATTCTCGTTTATTCTTGAAACTGATCTAGCAGTTTCACGAAACCAGTCACGCGAATCTATAAATCCTGGTCTAGCAAAGTTCTGCCTACCCTTTTCAAGAATGTCAGTAAATAGTTGAGCCATTACTTGATGCCTATCTCTTTTTCGCTCATAATCTTAAACTGCCAATTCCTATCTCTGCAATACTCATTAGCAGCTTTCCATTTAGCCTGATTAATTCCATACTGAAAAACTTCTTTGATATATCTACGTGGATGAGTTGGATTCTTCCTAGGTTCCATAGTCTGAACGAAAGGCTTAACTTCAATCATTATAGTTAATATTTCACCATTCTTATCACGCATTTGTATAATGAAATCTGGGAAATATCTATGCATTCTATTATCAGCCGGAGAAAGATATGGTATTGCTAGTTCTTCTGAACTCCACTGTATTACATCTGGATGACTATCGAAATACCTCATCATCTTAAGTTCCCACGAACTACGATATATTATATTATTCGGATCACCAGCATATTTTAATGGCTGCTTAGGTATGAATCTTCCTTTATAAGACATCAATTTTCTCTATAAATATATATGAACTATTTATAAGGGAACTTAAGATGCCGGACTCGCAAGTCACAAATGGTCATTCGGGCATGAAGTTAACTACTGCTGACTATTTCACAAAGATAAATGCGTTTGAGTACAAAAGAACTCGGCCGTCTGATCCTCTCAAGATAGAACCACTTTTTACACTTGACTTACCTTTGCCTGTTCAATTTCCAAGCGATCACTATTCTTCTTCAACTTCCCCCATTGATCTTGGTATTGCTGGAAACTCATATGAAACACTTATGAATTATGGGGATTCTGACGTAAGAGATAGAATTGCTACAATTGCAGTTGGCGGCATTGCGGCTTCCGCGGGTTTAATGAGTGTTGTTGCTTCTTTATCTAAAAAAAGAGCCGGTGATGGTCCTGGCCTCGCGGAACAAGGATTAGTAGCAGCTGCTGGTGTTGGTGCAGCCATAAATGCACTAATTCCCTACGCAGGTGCCTATTTGGGAGCTGTTAAGAATCCAAAAACCGCGCTTCTATTCAATGGAATGAACTTACGGCAAATTGCTTATCAATTTAGACTTACTCCAAGAAATGAAGGTGAAAGCGCCGATATTCAGTCCGCATTAATCATTCTTAGACAATCAATGCATCCAACTTATAATAAAACTTTTAATTCGTTTGCATTAGATTATCCGATGCTATTCACCGTTTCTTACGATGATAAAACTAGCAAAGTTATGGGTTATCCAAAAATGGATCCTTCTTTCTTAACAGACATGCAAATTAATAACGCAGCGGCTGGAAATGCTTTCTTTAAGAATGGTCTTCCTGCTATCATTGATCTAACTTTAACGTTTGCCGAAATAGATATGAAGACGCGAGAAAGTTTTACCGGCAACTATAATAAAGACATGAGAAGTATTGATGAATTTGTTACTGATAAATTGCGCGAGCTGAAAGTAGGACCTTAATAATGCCATATTTTTCTAACTTTCCAAGCATAGTTTATAATGGGATCACTTGCAGAAACATAATTCTCAAGTCGGCAATCCTTTCAGATGTGTTTAAAAAGAAGTCAGTATTTTATCCATACATCATAAAAGAAGGAATGCGACCTGATATGGTTGCACAGAGTGTATATGGCGATCCCACTTATGACTGGGTAGTCTATTTTAGTAATTACGTTGTTGATCCTTATTACGATTGGCCGCTTGATACTAATGACTTCAACAAATTTCTAGAAAAAAAGTACTCGCAGTCGATCTATCAACTACAGAATACTACGAATCACTATAAGTATACTGGATTGACGAATGAATCTGACGCTGACATTGCTAGAGTCAGTTGGAAGATGTCAACTAATACTTACACTAGTCTTTCGGCTGAGGATAGATCTGGTTGGACTGCAGTAAGTGTGTATGATTATGAGAATGAATTAAATGATTCTAAGAGATCAATACAATTACTTAGTTCTAATTATCTTTCACAAATAGTAAATGAACTTGCCGAAATCTTTAGCAAATGATTGAAAATACTAATCCATTTAATATTGGGATGTATGACATCTCAATGACCAAGCACGATGGCTCAGATCCAATGAGCATTGCTGAGCAAGTTATAGAATTCTCTCTATTTCAATCAATCTTTTCTCCAGTCTTAAAAGGTAATTTGTCAATCAACGACTATGTTGGTTTGATCAATAACTATCCTATGATAGGCGAAGAGATCATAACAGTATTTTTAAAACAGTCTACTGACGAAGGTGAGAATAATTATAAGATTGAGTTTGTTATCACCGCTATCAGAGAAATATTAATCGGTAATGATAACAGACAAACAGTTTATAATGTTGAACTTGCTTCTAAAGAAGCTTATCTTAATTCACTCGAACTTGTAGCAAAAGCTTATGTCTCGCCGATTGATAAAATCATAAAAGACGTAGTTGAAAACAATTTAAAATCGAAAAAGAAAATTAAGTTTGTTAATGATACGAAAAAAACACGTAAACTCGTTATTCCAAATATGTCTCCATTTGCCGCA